CGGAGGGCCATTGGCTATTCGTCCTTGAGCTTCTTCAGATACGCCTTCGCATCCGCCACACGCTTTTCCAGAGTGGCGACTTCCGCACGTTTTGCGGCGATAGACTTGTCAATCACCGCAGCGTCATGCCTGATGCGCTCTGCATAGGAATCCGCGTCGGCCTTGATGTCCGCAGCCTTCTCCTGGGCGGAATCAACTAGAGCCTGTGAATCAGCGATGGCCTTCTCTTCAATGGCCGCTGCGACTTCCTTGGCGTGCTTTTCACGCTCAACAATCCGCTTCTCGCGTTCGTCCAACGCACGGTCAGCTTCGGATCGCTGCTTGGTAGCCGCGTCAATATCAGCCATGATATGCGAGCGACGGGCGATGGCCTCGCGAACGCTCTGCTCCACATTGGCAACCTGCTCAAGAGTCTCGGGCAGATCGGCCAGCGGCTTCAGGAATGACGCCAACTGACGGAGACGGTCGATGTCAGACTTATGAAGCATTAGCCCCTCCCAACAGCAGCGACGGTGCAGGTGATGCTAGTCGTTCCGTCGCCAGTGACTTCAGGGCGGATGTACACCGGGACTTCCGTCAGCGTGATCAGCTTGTTTGCCGTGGCCGAGATAGCCACGTTGAATACATCACGAATCGTATCCCACTGGACACCATCATTGCTGCCTGTGAAGGTGACAGACCCGCCGACACCGAAGGTGCCGCCAACCTGCACCGTGCGGTCATTGAAGCGGGTCAGGATGATCGGCTCACCGACATCCCCGTTGGCCATGTTCGACCAGCGGCGAACGCGCACGCCGTCGAGATCGACAAGAGTTCGGTCAGGTGACAGGGGCGTATGCGGGATAGTAGCCACGGAGGGATACTAGCCCTTAACTGTACTTGTGCAAGACCTCAGTGTCACACTGCTGCCTGACTGCCTTCAGTTCCGCACGCAGGGCATCACACTGAACCGTCACTGCTGCCAGCTTCTGCTTCAGGTAGTGGTTCAGGTTCTGCTCCTGCTCCAGCATGGATCGGAGGATCACAGGGTCATCCATCGGAATCTCCGTGTTGCTCGCGCAGCATCAGCATGTAGCACTCCCAATTGATCTTCTTGAGCCGGTCGGCCAGTGACCGTGCTGTCTGGGTCAACCCGGCGTTGTATGCCATGACCAGAGGATCAGAATTGAAAGGGACCGGGATATCCCCTTCGGATATACACGCCGCCAGAAAGCGTCGGCCAGGGCCAGACCGGAGAACATAGTCGAGGTCGTCATCCGGGGTATTAGCCAATGGTATTGCCTAACATCTGGGTGAGGGCGTTGTCTTCGTCAGTCTTGGCATCTGACAGAGTCTTGGCCACATCCGCCTGGACCGAAGCCTGCTGCTGCATCTGCGCCTGCTGCATGCTGGCCATGCGCTGCTCCTTCTTCGCCGCAACCTCTTCCGGGCTGGCCATGACGCGGATGTCCACGCCGAGCCGGTCGGTGTAGTTGCGGAAGAATCGCGCCGTATCCAATTCATCCAGCACGGTCGGGTCGATGGACGCCACCTGACCGAGAATAGCTAGAGCGCGGTCCATGTTGCCGATGCCGACCAACTTCATAGCGTTGGCCATGACGGAGACATACTCGACATCCAGCGACTTGCCCTGAAGTTCCGGGGGTGGAACAGCGAAGCGACCGCGACGGTTCAGGATGTTGAAGATGCGCTCAACAGCCGGGTCAAGGAACTCGTGACTGAACTGCTCGTACACAGTCGAGAGGATGATCATCTTCTCTTCGTGCAGTTCGTCGATTTCCCGCGCCTTCGTTCCGCTACGCCGCTCGCTGGCGACCATAAGGAAGAGGTTGTAGAAGAACGTCTCACGGATCTGGCCGCGCAGATCGTCGATATGCTGCCGCGTGCCGTTGACATCGAAGTTGATCTGATACAGCGGCTTGATCCCGTCACTGGCCGCACCACGCGCAGTGATGTTGTCCGCGCCAGGCGTGGAGTCCACACCCTTGCGGCTGGTGCCTTCAGGGCGCTGCGTCGGGGGGCTTACCTGCTTTTCCAACGCCTTGGCCATCTGCTTGTGGGCAGACTGCAATTCCTTGATGTGGCCCAAAGCGATCATGCCAGGGCAGTCCAGACCGTACACATCGTCACCCATGACGGTCCAGCGGGGCGTGATGACCGGAAACTCTTCGTAATAGCCAACACGCAGCGGACGATCCTTGTTCTCGTCAGCCGGGTCGATGTAGTACGACACCCACGGCATCATCGACATGCTGGTGTCTTGGCTGTACTTGTCGTTGGGTCCGATCCAATGCAGCACCTTGCGGGTCGTCTTGTCACCCGTCTTGGTATCGATAGCCGCTTGCACCTGGGTAGAGAGATTGTCGTAGCCGAACATCTCTTCCATCTGGGTCGCCGTCAGTTCCATCTCACGGGAGAATTGGTTGACCTTGCGCTTACCATCAATGCCGAGCCAGTAGGATCCGGTCGGGAGCGTTTCGCAGCGGAAGTCGTCTTCTTCATCCTCTTCAATCAGCATCGCCCCGGTTCCGAAGACGCCGGTCATGCGGAACAGCTTGCCTCCCTCTTGGTAGAAGTTCGTTTCCAAGATGCGGGCCTGCATCTCTTCGGTAACGCCTTCCAGCCACGAACGAACGGTGTAGTTGTCCTTGAAGATCGACGGGCCGCGCAGCTTGAACCAGGGGCGCGAGGTCGGGATGATCGACGCTGAGAACGCGGCTTCCATCGCACGGGCCGACAGCGTGGCACTGGGGTCGATGATCTTCTTGTTCGCCTTGTTCCCGCGCTTCTGCCAGTCCTCATCCAGCCAACGGTATGACCGGGGCATGATATGGTCAGAGATGTCGCGCCAGTGATCCTCAAAGGATTCACGGCGATCCCGTAGGCACGACTGCCGGTACGAGATCAGGTCACTTAGCGTGCGGGATTGCTGCATTAGGCGACCGCCAACTGCGTGCCAAGGGTCTGTCCATCGTCAGCACCGCCACCCAAGGTCTTGGCAGACTTGTTTTTGATGGTGCCAGCACGGCCAAGCAGACGGGCCGCCTTGCGGATGCGCATGAACTGCTGGGCCGTTTTGGGGTCGTTGGCTTCGTTGATGTCGGGCGGTGGAGCGCCGGGGCCACCTGCGCTACCACCAATAGAGTTGATTCCAACGCCTGCCGCCATGGCAAGTGATCCCGCTCCTATTGCGCCGGCTATCCCCAAACCAGATGCCGAAGTCGTAGCCACACCGGAAAGCCCGGCGACGGCTGCGGCCTCTTCAGCGGTAAGTGTCGCGCCCGTTGCGGTAGCTGTGGTGACGCCGCCAATAGCGCCTGTAGCCAGACCAGCAGTAGCCGCGATTGCGGCAATCTCTGCTGCGGTCAAAGCCATCATAGAGCGGTTCTGTGGACTCTTCCAGAAGTCCTCGGGACTCTGGTACATGCCAGATACGGCGCGATTGCCGCCTTCCCAACCACCCTGCTGCAATCCACCAAGGTATGCAAAGGGATACAAGGGGGCATGGGCTACCTTTAATGCGCCCTTGCCAACGTCAGTCGCGGTGTTTGTAAACTTATTCCAGAAGCCCATGGTACTACGCCGTCCAGCCGGTAAGACCGGTCGCAGCCGTGCCAGTGGACATCACCTTGGTCACGCGGCCAACCGAGTAGATCGGGCCAGCCGTGAGGTAGGGTGCGCCAGTAGAGCCATCGGCATAGACGAAGGCGACAGCCCCGGCCACAGCCACATTGAAGAACCGAATCGGTGGATCGTACTCCGTGACATCACTCTTCGTGATCGTTGCGCAGCCGCCCTGCGGTCCACCAGCAGCGTCCACATTCATCGTAATAGGCATATCGGTGCGTGTCCTTACCGGTATCCTAGAAACTTGTAAGGCCCGGTCAAGCCTTCAGCGGATCCCAATCCCAGATGGGGGCAAGGTCTTTGTCGGCAGACTTGGGGTGGACGGGCATGGCGAAAGTCATAGCGAGGGAGTCACTATGGTCCGGAGACTTCATACCCCGCTTCTTCATGTCCTCTTTGGACTCAAGCTGGGTCTGCCCTTTGTCGTTCGTGAAGTGCCGTGGACCGACAAGATCCCGTTTCAGGCACACCTCGTCAGGGATGCGGCCCCCGCGTCGTAGCCAGTGGTACAGGTTCAGATACATCTCGGCCCTGAGATTCAAGTATCGCGGGTCAGATGCTTTCGCGCCGAACTGCACTTCGATAACTGGTACATCCTGGTCCCGCAAAGCATCCACAACGCCTGCGCCGATACCACCACCGTCAATGAACAGGGCGTCAGGCTTGAACCCGTAGTACGCTTCCTTGATGCGCTTGGTCGTGTACATGAGATCGTCAGACTGCCAGGCTTCCTGGTCCCAACACTGGAAGCCCTGACGGCGAGTGATGACGGTGCTGTCGTCACCCTGTCGGGCAATGTCAGCGGCCATGATGCGTGCGCT